ATCGCGTCTTGAGCGTTCTTTGAAACAAACCCGTTCAAACGATCCGGTTCGGATTCGAACGGGAGAGAGAATGAAACGGGATAAGTGAACGGCGCGCCCATTTAAGAAACCTCCGCGATTGCAATATCGACGGGAGTTCCCTTCGTGTTTAAGAAAAAGATCCGAGTCCCGGGGCCGAAAGGAAGGATAAAAAATTGCGACTTATAGCAGTTGAATATTTGTCCTCCCGGATCTCCGGAATATCCCCATTTCATTCCGGTGTCGAGGGCCTCGAAAGAAACGTATTCTCTTTCGAATTGAACTTCGGTTCCGACAACAATGAGTTCCTCGATCGCTCCGGCCGCGACGGTCAAAATTTTATTGACGCCGCCGTCGGAGGCCTTATCTGAAAACTCGGGGAGATTATGACTCATCTTTCATTTCCTTATGGGTTTGGAGTTGTGTTCGCGATTATCTCGTTGACACTCATCGAACCGATTGTTTTTGATTCTCGATTCAAGTTTATCGCGCGAAGTTGTAATTTTACAACTCCCGAGAATCCGGTTGTATTAAACTCGTCGATTTCAAGTCCCGACTTCGTTGTGAATTGTCCAGGCCCCGTCAAAAACTCTTCAAGGAGAGTCTCAACCGGAGATCCGGCGGAATCATCAATCAAAACAACCTCGAACTCCGTGTCTCGGAAACAAGATCCTTGAGCGGATAATTTCGAATAAGTTCGATCGGCGGTCAACGTCAAGTCAACAAGAACCATCTTCGCGGCCTTGTCTCCGTCAACGTCCGCGCCTCGTCCTCGAATTGTCGTTCCGGCGTCAAATGAAACCGTGATCGCGCCTTCGTTATTTAGTTGAGGGAGAACAACTCTCCCGTCCTTATCTTTAAATGAAAAACCGATGAGGCCGTTCTTTTTAGTTGTGAGATCATCCGCAACGGGACGATCACCTTCGTTCAACCTATGAACAACTTCTCCTTTTTCGTTTTCAATGTTTTCCAAGATTGGAAATGTTTCTCTTTCGTGACTCATAAACTCTCCCTTTTAAGTCCAATAAATAACTTCAATGATTCTATTGTCTTTCGAGCTTGAAAAATAAAGAGTGAGATCGTCAAAATCTTTTCGATTCAATTCACTCTCCTTATAAATCGCGTACGGCCCGAACTCCAAAAAGTTTCCCGAAACGTTCTCAACTTCTCCCGTCTCATAGGAATATCTCATTCGAGAGTTTCCGGAGTCGCGAATTGAAAACGCCGTTATATTTTTTGGAAAGACGAAAGACTCTTCGGAATCCTTATCGGAAACTTGAATCCTTTCGATCTTCGGAATACACTTGTTTCGAGTTTGAGTCCGGATGATTTGTTTTCCGTGATCATAAACGGAGTTCCAAACTTGTTCCTCTCGGAAAAAACAATCCGGCTTATCAAAACTCATTTAATTTTTCCTTATTTGTTTCATCAATAAAATTATACATTGAACTTCTCGGAAAATCATTCGATCTCCTTGAGTTCCTTCAATATCGTGAGAGCATGATCAACCGCTCTCATATCGTCCGGACGAACCTTATAGGACAACTTCAATATAATCTCTCCCGTATGGACGGGAGTTCGAACCGGATGAACGGTTCCCGATATATATGGAGCATCGGTTGTCGGTGTTTCGATATTGAGAACGACGTCGTGAATCCCTTTCGATTTCAATAATCTTTTCAATCTCAAATATTTGTCGTCCGTCATAAGTCCTCCTTATTTTTTATATACTCGAAAGTTTCATTTCGAAAAGTGAAACTCTCCGTGAAACTCTCCTCAATTCTCTTCGCGTCATAGCGGAGTTTCCTTGGAACTTTCCTTTTTGAAAATGAAACCCTCCAAAATTGGAACCTCTTGTTTTGATTGAGAAAATTCTCTTGACTCAATGCTTGTTCTTATAGTTCTTAAAAAACTAATATATTTATATAATACATATATAAACGTATATATACCATATAGGGAGAACCGAAGAAACCCTTCAAGATGATAAGAATTGAACATTGAGATATTAAGAATTTTAATTATCAAGATCCTTGTTTAAGACGAAAAGAGTTGTCCCCGTTCCGCCTTTCCCCTCGTCGGGTTTGACCTTGAACTCCTTGAGTCGTCCGTCCTCGCATAAGGAAGTGATAATCCCGTCGCGCTTATTATAGAGTTGATTCGCCTTAAACGAGTTTCTCAACTTATAAGTGAGATCCTTTTTCGATAATCCTTTCGGGAAACCTCGAAGAACCTTTAAGACTTTTTGGGCGTCTCGTTGGAAACTAGATTGTATCAAGTTCCTTCCGAAAAAGATAGCCGTCGATTTGATTGTCGCCTCAACGTATTCCCACGCGAATTGAACGTCCGACGCTTTTATCACCGGGGCCGGATTTATGACTCCCTTTTCCTCCCAGGCCGTCGCGATCGCGCTTATAATCATTATCTTCTCGATTTGTTGATATGCTCGAAGAACAATCGGGATGATCATTTCCTCGCAATGATAACGATATTCGTCGAAATATTGACTCGCCTTATCAAGTAATTTTTCCGCCTCCTCTTGAATCGGAAGGTCAATCGGTTCCGGACACTCGAGATCTTTGAGTTGAACGGTTTGAGGATTTTTTTGAGACAAGTCAAGATGAAACGTTGCGGTCTTTGAAATATCAACGTTCTCGATCTCGACGTTCCGCGTTCCCCAATACTCGATAAAATCCAGGACGTTCTCGGGAGACTTCTTTCGTCTCACTCTCTTGAGTTTGACTCTCCGATCATCAAATATATAAACAAATCGACCTCCGAATCCTTGCATCAAGTTTGAACTCGAGAACGTCTCGGAGAACGAGTTCGGAGTCGTCGCGCCCATTATAGAGAGACACGGCTTGAAAACCATACCCGTCGTTCCTTCGGCCGTCGTATGGCCCATAAACAACTTCGATGAGGAGTTCCATATCTCCGTGAGAGTCTCCGCGATATTTGATTGAAACGTGTTTGATTTTGAGTTGATCGAGCGGAAAAGTTTTGACACTTCGTCCAACGTGTCAACTCGTTCCCGTTGGGATTCAAATTTTTTCACGACGGATTTGTCCCCTCGATATGATTCAAGTCCGACGTATTGCAACAATCCGGCCTCGATCAATAATTCTTTCGGGGCCTTGAGCGGAACGTCTTTCCCCTCTCCCGACTCCGCGATCAATAATTGATATAAGTTCGGAGTCGATTCGTGAAACTTGACCTTATTTGAAAGGAGAGTTCCGATAAGTCCCAACGCTCCGGCCAGGGCGAACTTGTCTCGAGGCTTATGAGATATCGAAAGAATATGATCTTGAATCTCTTTGATCATTCCCGGAGGTTCCGGATATATAACCTCTTTCATTTGTTCTTTTTTCTCGTTCTCTTCGATTGCTTTTTCGACTTCCTTTTCGCCGAATACGATTTCGAACTTTTTGGGAGAGACGTCCCCTCCTCTTCTCGTTATTGTTTCCGAAACGGAGGCGATCATCTTTAAAGCTGAATTGAATCCCTTTCCGCCATGAGCTTCGGAGTCGTCCGTAAAATACGCCGGAGAGTGATTCTCCTCGTCATATCGAATCAACTCGTTCGCGATCGCCGTTGGATCTTCTCCTCTCGCGAACATGGCCGAACAAATTTCAATAAGTCGATTATGCCTTCCGGATGAAACTTGTTTATCAACCGGGATCATTCCGATCTCTCTCAACCAATCGGGATCGAGAATCGGAAGATCTTCAATATCAAAACTCAAGAGATCGAATTGTCCGTTCCAAACATAAGCCTCCTTTGTCTCCGGATGAATCGACGGAGGGAGGACGGTTTGATTTCCATTGGACAAGAGTTCAATCCCGAGATCGTGACGCTTGAAATTCACTTCTCCATTATATCGAAAGAATCTCGTCTCTCCTTTTTTCCCTTTTTTAGTGACCGGGGAAAGAGGGACTTTTTTCAATGCCTCTTCTTTGTCAATATCAATCGCGATCACTCCGGAGAGTTCGCCGCATATCAAACCGATATTGAATCTTTTATATTTATTTTCCCATGAGTCGAGGAGAAGTTCGCTCGGACGCGTTTTCGCGAAGAGACTCCAATTTTTAAGAACGGGAATCTTTCCTCTCAATGGAATGACAATTAGATCTTTTTCAAAATATTCGTTATAGTATTTCTCGAACATAAAGTTTTCCCCTTTTTGTTCAAGACTTATTCTTGAGAGTTCTTTTCGGTTCTCTCAAGGATGAGTTCTTTCAATGTAATCGCTCCGTGAGATTGTTCTTCAATTGTTAAAGCATTTTTGAGACTAGGTTCCGCCTTTTCGTGAACATAAGTGTTCATTGTATTTTCATTTATATCGCATGATCTCGCGAAACGAGCGATCGTGATTCCGGTGTCTTTCAAGTATTTATGAAGTTTCATTGAGTTGAGTCCCTTTTTTTATTGTTGACAATGTTTTGAGATAATAGTTCAATGCCTTCAATCAATCAAGGGGAAAATAATATGTTTACGGACACGAAAAAGATCAAACAAGATGCGCGCATTGTTGCGCTCGTTTACGGTCAACCAAAAATCGGAAAGACTTCTCTCGCGAAAACACTTCCCGGAAAAACTCTCATCGTCAATATGGAAAACGGACTTTTATCTCTTCAAGATGAGATCATCGACGTTTATGATTGTACGGTTGACAAGAACAACGTTCCAATGAGTCGGGATATGCGATTCGAAAAGCTCATTCATTTATTCACGAACGTTTTGTCGAAAGACGAAATGAAGAAAAAATATAAATGGATTGTGATTGATTCTCTCACGGAGGTCGGTCAATGCCTCGTTGAATCAATGAAGAAAAAATATCCGGACGCGAAAGATTCATTGAGATTATGGGGCGATTATTCCGATAAAATAACGGATCTCGTTAAACAAATGAGAGACTATAAGCCTTACAATGTTTTATTCCTGGCCCTCGAAGTCGCGGACAAAGATGATCTCTCACGGAGATTTGTCGGAGTTGATCTCAACGGAAAGATCTCTCAAAGAGTTCCGGCCCTAGTCGATGAGGTTTTTCAATATCGAAAATTTATGAACGACGAAGGAAAGGAAATTCGAAAACTCGTCACGTCAACTTATGACAAGGCGATCGCCGGAGATCGTTCCGGGAAACTTAAACAATTCGAAGATCCGAATATGAATCATATTATCAATAAAATCTTGAACTCAAATCAAGAAACAACCAAACAAAAAGGAGCATCAAAATGAGTTTTAATTTTGACTTAAATGAAGTTGAGGAGTCGAACGGCGGTTGTATTCCGGCCGGGACTTATCGAGCGGCGGTTGAAACGGCCGAACTTAAAGAGACAAAGAACGGAGGCCTTATGATTGATTGTCAATTCACGGTCACGGACGAGAATCAAAACGGTCGAAAGTTTTGGGAAATGTTCAATATTAAGAACGACAATCCCGAGGCCGTTCAAATTGGACTCGGACGAATCAAGTCAATGATCGTCGCCGCCGGAGGATCTCCGGGATTATTCAACGACGAACAAGCACTTGTCGGCCTGGAGACAATGGTTAAATTGACCGTGAAAACCGACTCGTATGGCGAGAAAAATCGCGTCACGGGCTTTTCAGCTTGTCCAAACGATTACGTCGCCGAAGGTTCTCAACCGGAATCGACGCCCTTTGATTAGGATTATATAAAAGAGATTCATAAAACGGGAGGAGACGCCGGAATTTCGAACAACCTTGTCCCCGGAGATTGGACTCGTTATAAGTCCAGGCCTGGCCCCACCTCAAGGGGCTTTTTATTTCAAGGGGAAAATTGTGAATAAAACCAAAATATATAAAAGAGTCGAAGTCACTCCGAACGATTGGATGAAAATTTATGAAAAACGGAAAGGCGAACTCGTCTTTCGCGAGGAACCGACTTATCTCTCGCCCGGGAAAAATATCTCATTGATCGCGTATAACTTTCAAACGAAAAAAGTTCTTTCGGGACTTCCAAGTTTAAAGAGATCCGTTGTCTCAATTGAAGTTGAAACCGATCCGGCGATGAATAAAGACTATATTGTCAAACTAGGAGAAGAGATATGAAAACACCAATGAAGTCAATCGGAGATTGTCTTGTCGAACTTATGACCGAAAAGGGATTACTTGAAAAAGAAACCCTGGAAATCAAGAAACAAGTCGCGAACATGAGCGCGTCGGAGCTTTTTCAAGTTGATTCGATAATCAAAATGGGGAAATTTAATGAAAATAATTCAAAGAATACTGGAAAGAAAAAATGAGATATATCAAGGAAAACAAATGGAGTTTGATTTTCGACGCCGTGATCGTTCTCTCTTTCGCGACCTTCGATCCAACGCCGAAAAATTATTTTCTCGTTGTTTTTCTTCTCGCGTTCGTTCTCTTTTTTAAACACCTTCAATCAAACCTTGAGGAAAGATCAAAGGCGATGAGAGAGGGATTTCATAAAATGGAAACAAGAACTCTCATCGGGACAATCGAATCTCTTTCAATGGAGATCGTTTATCCGACAATGAGTCAAGAGACGAAAAAGGGACTTCTCAACGAAGTCGCGAAGATGAAACGCGTTGTTCTTGGAGAAACTCTTCAATGATTACGGCCAGGCCATATCAAGCCGATTGCATCGAAACAACTTGGAACTCAATTCGAAAAGAGAATGACGTTCTCATTGTTCTCCCGACCGCATCGGGAAAGACAATCATTTTCACTTTATTGTTGAAAAAATCTCTCGAGAAAATGAAACTCGGAGGGCGTGTTCTCAAGTCAATGGTTCTCGTCAATCAAGTGAAACTCGTTACTCAAACGCGAGACAAATTGATCGGCGCGATCGACGATGAGAATATCGGTCTTTATTGCGGATCACTTGGAGATTATGACGACGGAAACGAGATCACGGTCGCCTCGATCAATACGGTTGAAAAAACAACTCCCTTCCTTCATTTATTGATAATTGACGAGGCCCATAATGCGGAAAATTCTCTCGTTTATCAAAACTTTATATTAAGACTTCGGGAAAAGAATCCGAACCTCAAGATCGTTCGATTCACGGCGACTCCTTTCACGGCCTCCGGAGGTTATATCTTCGGCCAGGACAAAGAGATCAAACGAATCACCTATCGAAAGACTCTCAAGGAAATGATCGCCGCCGGATTTATTGTCGATCCGATCTTTCAATCAACAAAGGAAGGATTCGACACGTCCAAACTTCGGAAAAGGAAAGGAGACTTCGTTCAAAAAGACGTTGAAAAACTCTCCAAGGATCAAGAGAAAATAAAACTTCAAGTCGCGGACGCTCTCCCTCGACTCTCCGGACGAAATAAAATCGTTTGGAGTTGTACTTGTATTGAACACGCGGAACTCGTTCAAGAGGAAATCTCGAAGTATGAGGCGGCGACAATTATTCATTCCAAACTTAAAAAGGGCGAACAAAAACTCAATATCGACGAGTTTGAAAAAGGTTCCGTTCGTCATATAACTTCCGTCACAATGGTTTCGGAGGGCTATGATTACGACGCGATTCACGCGATCGTGAACATGAGGCCGATGAGATCTCCCGTCTTATATGTTCAATTATGCGGACGAGGACTTCGCTTATTTCCTGGGAAAAAAGATTGTTTGTTTCTCGATTACGGAGAAGTTGTCGAGGCGTTGGGCCATCCGAACAATCCCGTCGTCAATGATCCAAAATCAAAGGCGAACAAGGCGGAAAAAAAGGCGATTATTTGTCCGAGTTGTGAACATTTTATTTTTCTCCCGGCGTCTCATTGTAAAAATTGCGCTTATGAACTTTATAAGGAGGAGACGAAACCCGTTGATCGGACAAAGAAACTCACAACAACCGCCGGGAATCATACCTTCAATAACAAATTAAAAAAAGAGGACACGATCAAACTTATGCAATGGACGATCGAGGATGATTATGTTTCAAGGGCCGGGAATAAGTGTCTCAAAATTACTTATATGACTTTATTGAATACATATATCGATTATATAAAAATTGGGACTTATGCTCATAAGCAATTTGTCGAAGAACAATCAATTTATAAACGGTGTCCGGTCAAAATTAAGATCGAACGCGATGGGAAATGGACGAACGTGACAAAACGTTTTTACTAATAAGGAGATAAAATATGAAAATACTCGGAGTTGATATCGAAACCGGATCGAGTTTCGACACGTCAAAGGACAAAACAATCGTGACCGAAATCGGCGCGGTTTTATGGGAAACCGACACGAACACGCCTCTCGAAATTGAGAATCTTCTCGTCAATGAAGAACAAGGAGTTCACTCCCAGGCCTCGGAATATACCGGGATCAATAATGATATGATAATGAATCACGGACTCATTCCAAGCGAGGCGATCTCGAGACTTCATTCTCTTTTAATTAAAGCGGATCGAGTTGTCGGCCATAATGGGAACCAATTTGACAAGCCGATCTTGAATCATTTTATCACTCGTCAAAAAATGGACGTGACCTCTCCGGCCTGGGAACGAAATTGGATCGACACTCAAACGGATATTGATTATCCCTCGACGATGAGATCTCGTTCCCTTATATACCTGGCCGCTTGTCATGGGTTCGTCAATCCTTTCGCCCATCGGGCCGTGACCGACGTTCTCACAATGCTCCAAGTTCTTTCCAAGTACGATATCAATACTATAATCGACAACGCGGATTCTCCTCGAGTGAAAGTTCTCGCTCAAGTTTCTTATGACGGGAGACAAAAAGCGAAGGACGCCGGGTTTTATTGGAACGGCGACGAAAAAGTTTGGTTTCGTGAAATGAGAAAAAATCAACTCGCATCGTTTTTGAATCCTTTAAACTTTCAAACGAAGGTGATTGATCTATGAATTATGGAGATTTATTCACGGGAGTCGGAGGATTCTCTCTCGCAATGAAAAGAGTTTTCCCTTCGGCGTTTTGTTCTTATTGGAGCGAGATCAACAAGTCCTCGATTCAAACTTATTTGAAGAACTTTCCTCATAATCACTCAAAGAATATCGGAGATATTTCGTCTTATGTTTTTGATGAGAACGGAGAACCGAACGATTTTCGAATCGGTTGTCTCCCGAGAGTTGATTTTTTGTTCGCCGGATCTCCTTGTCAAGATTTATCAATCCAAACAAAGAACCGAAAGGGCCTCAAGGGATCTCGTTCGAATTTGTTTTATGCCTTCGCTCATATTGTTCGAGTGAAAAAACCGAAATATTTTCTCCTTGAGAACGTCGCCTCAATGAGCGAAGAGGATCGAGACACGATTTCCGAAGTTCTTGGAGTTCAACCGATGAGAATTTGCTCGGATTTCATCACGCCTCAAATGAGAGATCGACTTTATTGGTTCAATTGGGATATCGAAACGAAAGACTTATGGGATCGAGGAGTTCGAAATCATTCTCTCGTTCGTTGGTCGAAGTCCGGAAGGACTCCGAAACCCGACGGAACCGTTCTCGACACTTGGAAACAAAACGAGAACGGAAAATATTATCAAGATCGAGAATATCGCGACGGAAAAGCGAACACTCTCACGGGAGGATGGGCTTGTTCGGGACAATCCTCGAAAACTTTCGTTGATGATAAGGGAACTCTCCGAGAACTCACTCCCGAAGAGGCCGAAGTTCTTCAATCCTTTCCTCCCGGTTGGACGGAGGGAGTCTCGGACAATCAAAGATATAAACAAATCGGAAACGCGGTCACGGTCAAGGTGATTGAAACCATATTAAGGGGAATCAAAAATGTTTAAATGCTTTAAAAAAAGAGAGAGAACTCCGTCAACGACTCCGGATCAAATCGACGACGTCATTCAACAACCTCAATCCGAAATCCGGAGAGTCGCGATCATCCCAGGCCATACGCCGAACAAATGGGGAATGAGAACTTATAACAATCAAAGAGAGTTTCAATTGAATCGTCGGATCGTTGATATCATCAACGCCGAAATGATTCCAAACGGGAAACAAGTTTTCAAATATCTTCGAGAGGAGGGATCTTATTCGAGCGCGATGAGAACTCTCGCGAAACAACTCGAAAAAGATAAGATTGATCTCGCGATTGAGTTTCATTTCAATGCGGCCGGAGTTCCGGAGGCGAGAGGTTGTGAAATGCTCATCAAACACGGAGCGGACAAAACCGCGAATTATGCGAATCTTATGATCGACGGATTTTCAACTCAATTTGATATTGTGAAACGTCGTGAATATAAAGGAGTTCGAGGGATAAAAGCTCTCAAGAAAAATGATCGCGGATCAACCTTTGTTTTTGAGGCGGAAAAACGCGGAGTCATGGCCATGTTATTCGAACCGTTCTTCGGCGATTATCAAACGGAGGACACGGCCCAATTTTTAGACGAAGAGGATTTCGGAGTTCGAAAGATGGCCGATTTTTGGATCAAGATGATAAGGGCCCTATAATGGAAACGCTTGATCAAAGAGACGAGGACGTCAAACAATTCGTTCGCGATTGTTGGGGAAAAACGGAGGGAGAAGTTTTCTTCAATAACCTCAATCATCGTCACGATAAAAAATATATAATTGCAATTGAAGGGACTCTCGGTTTTCATCAATGGAAATTGAAACGTGAGTCTCGAGGATTGTTCAACGAAATCAAAAAGGAGTTCAAAAAGTGTCTCAACAAGATCCGAATAAAAAGAAAATAGACGACAATCCGGTCGCGATATTACTTCAATTTTT